ATTTTTAGTGAAGTAAATTCCAGACGACTACTGTCGTCCTTAAAACCTTCTACAATAATCAGTAGATAGTATCTTAAACAACAGCGCGCCCGTAAACTCCTCAGAGTCTAGAACACCGTTCATTCTAGTTTTGGCCAACCCGGAGGCTGACTCGTCGTAGCTAAGATTATAGTGTTTGCTACTAACACTACAGGTTTAAAGTCCCTGAGACTATATATCTGCTCCTTCCGGAATATTCGCATTCCAGAATATTGTAGGCACATTCAAAAAGAAGTGATTACAATAATCAGGACCAATAGAAACATAAGAATCTATTCGAATATATTTGGAATTGGAACCTTCACCAACAATTGGACACCAAGTGGCTTGGGTACGCAAACCGTCAATGCTACTATTGTCAATAACATTACCAAGAGTACGATGTAATGGCGAGTTACCAATATAACGCTTATTACTAAACATAGGCGCATTGACTGCCAAGCCAGATTGCGTAGCAGTATTGGTAAGAGATCTTCCAGTAATTCCAGATTGATCAGTAAGCATGGTTTCTGCCATACCAACATTACTGAAAGTAGAATTACTTACGCTGAGAGTCTCAACTTGATCTGCGGTAGATAGAGTAGCATTACTTCTCATACATGAGAATTCAGAAATGTTATTACCGTTAATGACATTATATTGCCAATTAACACTACCTCTAGTTGCCAAAAAACAACAACCAATCCAATTCATAGGTACATGATAACACCAATTATATGGGAAATTAGAACCAGGGGTAATAGTACCCTTCGCATCATATCTCGCATTGGGATCATACCCTGGATAAAGAGGAAGTCTATTGTTATGCAGTTTCAAAGTGGTCCATCGATCACTTGATCCAGCAGCAATAAGAGCAGTTGTAGACTTACAAGCTCGGCGCATCAGCTGTTTGAAATTAGTGATATTTTCACCAAAATACAATAGATTTAAAGAACCAGGTGTATCACAATCCTCAAATAGAGGAGTCGATGGCTGAGTCTCATCATATTCAATCACATCCAAAGATTGCAATGAATAATGCGTATAATTACGCGAAATCTCTGATGGAACGCCAAATTCCATATTTTCTCCCCAGACGCTAACAACCAAAGAAATTGGTGCGTTAGCCACTGGTGAACTCTGTTCTGTAAATACAGAAACTGAGAGACATCCATTATCACGACTAGTCGCAGGATCAGTAATTGCAGTATCAACAATTTGTTCTGCAATATCTGATGGACAAAATGAGTAGGATGCTGGTTGAAGATAGGGAATGCGTATAATAATGTCTGAATTCTCTTGAATATCAAACACTTGATTATAATTAGTTGCATAACTAGTTGTTGCTCCAGAAGTTGTAACAATTGGGTCCCAACGTACGCGCAGCCTCCCTCTATGATAATCCGTACAAATAGCACGAATACGATAGACGATATCACCACGCCAGTATTCAAACATTTGAGCTGCTAAGCCCATAGGTGTTTTATACAACATCAAGCCAGGAGATTGAGTAGTTGAATCAATTCTCATCATGTCAGGATTGACATAAGCACTGAATAAAACTGAACCTTTGACATCAGTCGTTTCCCAGAGGAAAGTCTTATAATAACTTTCTCGTCTACAAAATGATTCAATATCTAATTCATCAGCATCAGGGGCACCAATAGCATTACCAGACATAACTAAACTCTGTTGTGGATCCAACGTCAATTTATCAATTGGCGTGGATATATCAGCAGAAGACATAGCATGAAATGGCAACGATTTATATGGTTGGACCTTGCCTATAACTGGAGTATCTGTGCACCCATATGAAGCAGCTAAAGCTGATACACATGTTGCAGCAGTACTAATAGCACTAAGCGTTTGTCCAACTTCCGCATGTCCTGTATAAGATGCAATTTTAGCTGCAACTTTGGTCGCACGAGCGACCGCAGAACTTGGCCCAGAAATTGTACCTTCACTACAATGATGTTGTTCCATAGCAACCTTCAAAGCAGTTTGTTTAGGTCTACTTTTAGAAGATTTAGGAGCAGAAGATGATCCAGAAGTATATTCCTTTTTCTTTACATCCTTAGATTGTAGAGCAATAGCAATAGTTGGTCCACAGACTTCAACATCTTCGGCCCAAGCAAAAACTTCAACATCAACTGGACCTCCAGTACCAGTATTGGCAAATTGTAAATCTACTACAGATCTTAAAGTAAGTTGCCCCTGGGCAATTGCTTCAGCATCTTGTGAACATCTCATCCAATTTTCACACCCCAAGTAAGGGAGACATAACTCACCTCCTTGAGATTTACTAACGTAACACCAAACATGTGGTCGTTGTGACATCGACACAACCATCTCATCGGAATTGGAAGCTACAATAGGACAAGGGTCCAAATCTTGCATAGGCTCATAAAAAGCTCCAAATAATCCGTAATAAAACGGTGAAGCATTAATTATGATCTTAATATGCAAATTGCATCTAAGAAAAGCATAATGATTTAACTTAGCCTTAATAGCAGAATCATTAAAAAATAATGACCATACATTTAAGGGTGTTGATAAGCTAGTCCCTAAAGACCAAACTTGAGAAGAAATTAGAACAGGTCTTGATAAAAATTCAGATAATGTTGCATCCCCTCGGATGGAATCAGTGTATGAATTATCATCGACATGTTCAAAAGACTGGACATTTCCAGGTTCTGCATCTACGAAAGTCATGATACCAACTTTATTATCATTGGAAGCACTTGGTTCTAACTCAGATGCAGTAATTACGTCACTACTTTGCAGTCTGACGTCTGTAAGGTCATTAACTATCTCCAAATTATGGACCTTTCCATTTTGGAGAGCACGGGTAAACCCCCGTGTCACGGCTTCCGTAGCTGACGGACTCAGTACAACTCTAACGGAGTTGCCACGTAGACAGTTATTTCCAGAAAGTTTAATTTTGTTATAGACTAATATTGGGCAAACTCAAGCCGTATAATGTCTTGTTATTTATATGGTAATCAACCAAACCATCTCTAAAAAGAGATTTTGAGGAACGCTCAGGTAGATTAACTATGTAAATCCATTAAATATATTTTACAAAATAACCATTTAATATATTTAGGTAACTATTTACATAGGAGTGATTATGGTTAAGAACTTCACTCAAAGTCCTATACGAAGGAGAATACGTCCTCCACACGACGTCCTACTAATTACTAAGGGTAGTAGAAAATCCTGACGGGAGACTTAGTGTCCCATACCATCAGCAAAAACTGATCGTCTGAGATACTCTTCCAACAGTTGATTATACGTAGGTATAGTATCATCTGTTGAATATCTTTCAATCCCGAGGGCTTTGATCACATCTCTAAACATAACGCGTTTTTCTTCAAAAATCGCTTTACCGTAAAAGAAATATTCTCTTATAGCACTGTTAAACACTGCTAAACATTGCTCTTCCGGAGTTATTGTTTTAGATCTAACCCAAGTGGTTAGCATCTTTTCAATAGAATCGTGATCCAAAGGAGCAACAATTCTTCCAATAGTTTCATCGAATACAAAACTTCTCTTCAAAAAGGAAGATTCATCAATAGAAATATAGGGAATACTTGCAGCTTCTTTATCTGCCATAGTATACTTAACACCGATTGTGCTCAATTGATGAGAAATAGTAGTATGATTAAACCATGGAGCTTCATCAGAAATACCCATAATATTATCATCACCATAAGTCATCAAATGCACATGTTCAGTGAAAGTTGCACACGTCTTAGCAGGATTTGCTAAAGTGTAAGCATATCGCATATACAATGAATTGACAATACAATTTATCGTAACCGTCAGGGGGTGCCCCGATGGATTTTGACCAAAAAATTGTATTAAATCTCCATTATAATTTTGATAAGAAAAAGCAACATCATAAGCCATACATCGCATAGCTCTAGTATCATCAGCAGTATAATTTCCACTTCTCTTGCAAATTTGAATAATAATATCAAATGCTTTAAGAATGAAAACTGCAGCCATTTTCTTGTCAAATTTGGCGAAATCACCACATACCATTTTATGTTTTCCAAAGACCGTGATATGATCATACAAATGTTCCCATTCAGAACATTGAGCAATAATACCAGGGGCACCTTCAAAAACATATCTACAAGTTTGCATCACTCGTATAAATGATAAGTAATACTTTCTCATAATAATGACCCAGGGAAAGTTAGCACCAGAGAAAACTCTAGTCTTTCCCATTTCTCTTTTCTTATGAGAAACCGCTTCATCTTTAAGATGTGCACAAAAAACTGGAGCAGCTGTTGAATTGGCATCATAGCAAGCTTGATACATATTCATCATCTCTCTAATTTCTTGAGTAATTTCCACTGGATCTTGCAAACCATGTGCAGGAGGAATAGTATAAATATAATATTTCTTGCTCCTATTCCAAGGAAAACCAGCAGAAGTATCTCGTGCAATCTTAGAAACATAATTGACTCCATCAGCTCCATTAACAGCAGTGAATTCATCATACTTATGAAGTAAATCATAATCAGATGGTTTCATAGCTTTATAAATTTGCCGCAAATACTCGTCAGCACAATTATCTAAGATAGAAGTATTAACAGTAGTTGTGATATTCAAAGTATCAGTTGCAGCCAGATTCCAAGGTTGCCAATCCATGACTGGAACAGTGTATCTGCTAACATATCCATGTTGCAACATCTGATCAATCATAAATGTTTCTTGAACACGACTCTTGGGTTTTTGCCTAAAAGAATTAGCAAAAGATCCATAAACATGAGCCGTTCCTTGCGGAATGTAACGCACTACAGATTTAGGGTGTAGAGCTGTCACTTTCTCAATAAGATTACCAGATTGCAGTATCGGAGCACTTATATCAACAAGAAAATCTTCTCCAAAATCTTTTATCACTTTGATTTCATCAGAAGAAATTGCACAAGAAACTGCACGATGTTTATCGCCAGCCATATGCAAACCAATAATACAATAACCCATCTCAGATTTGGCAACCAGCATAGAGCCGCAATCGCCATCAGAGGTAGGTTTATCAACATAACCATCCCACACATTCATGCGCTCTTCAATAGAGCTAACTTGAGCATGTTTGATTAAGTGAACATTTTGCACATCAATTTTATTCAACACACCACTGGCTTCTCGCTGTAACATTAAACAGTGAGTATTAGCCTCAAAAGAATTATTAACAAACCATTTTGTTATATCCTTTTTTGGAGGTAAATTTCGAATAACAAAAGCACAAACGTCGCTGTTAGGTAAACGTAAAATATCTTTTCTTGATAAGAATATTTTAGCGTTTGAGTTAACACCATCTTTACCAGCTTGTTGAGTAACAACCATTTCTAGTTGCTCAACATCAGGAATAGAGTGATTATTAGCAATGTAAATTTGTCCACCAATACACCAAGATTTGGTATATCGAGTGTATTTATCATTGATATTCACTTCAAGCGAAACACAATTAGGACCAAATAAAGTCATTATCTGAGCTTCAGTCATCCCATTGGATGACATTGTTGGTCTCGAAACGTCCAGATTGCTCAATACATAATTTTCCTTAAAGTAAAAGGCGTCTCGTGTATCAATAGTTGAAGGTACAGGAATCCTAGGCTCAGTCTTTTCAACTGGCTTCGTATCACTGGGTTCATCCTTTGCTTGTAAATGCGTAAATATTTGCGAATATTTAAAAGCTTTATAAGCCACGGTAATACCGATCGCCAATCCAGCAAGCATTTTGGGAGGTGAGAACGATGCATACGCTCTTTTACCTAAATTAGATAATATGTTCTTTACGAACCTATCACCAACCCAGCATCGAATGTTTTGTCTTATGGTAGGCCACCATCTGAAAAAATCCATAGCAAGATAAACAAGATAAAATGCAATGTTGAAACAAATAGTATTGCAAACAAAATTGATGCAAAATTGAACAAAAAATAATATTAGATTTTGAGGTATTTCAAGAGATTGTAACTCCGCCTCCTTAGCACATTCACAATTTTGAATTGCGATATAGCAAGTAGAACAAGTTTTGACCTCAGTTTCAACAACGCAAGAGCATCTTGCCAACGATCTGTAACATTTTTCACATGTTTCAATTCCAATAACTGTTGCAAGAGTTTCTTTGACAATCGTACACTTTTTACGATGATCATGAACAGCTCCAGTTAAGAAATCAAGAAGTTCAAAAATATCAATTTGTTTTTTGATAGTTTTAAATTCTCCTAAAGCTTGTTTGCTTCCAGGTTGGATCATAGCTGGCATTACTGTCTCAACATCAAAGAGCCAGTAATCAGGGTATTCACCATCAACCATAGGCACTTTAGAAAAATCAATCATACAAGTACCATCTTGGCAATATTCAGGACGAACATAACCAGTAATGATATATGGAAAACGCCGCTGAGTAGCACTTGGATAGTTAAAATAATAAAACGAATTTAAGTGTTTGCAATTAGTAGTACCAATTACAAGTTCACATAAAAGTGGAGTATTATCTTTCTTTTCCAACGAAGCTTGATTAGGACAAAACGGAGTTGGATTAAGAATTTGAATAAATTCCATACATGATTGGTCCCCTTGGGGACAAATATTGGTATTTTTGAAAGCAATGTCATCTAAAACAAGGCACCATTGCGATGTTTCAAAACCATCCCAAAATTCAGCAGTTGGATTTCGGGTGTAACAATATTCAGGGGCCTTACTTAAGCCACGAATATTTGCATAATGAGATCGGAAGATCTCTTTTAACATTGATTTACCAATACCAGTTTCGCCATATAATAAAATAGAAAAAGGGGGATCGCGAGGTTCGCGAGCCCTTTGTTTAGTTAAAATATTAGCTCGGATCATTTTTAAAGCATTAAGATAATTGAGAATTGTATCCTTTTCATATCTGCCCATAGAAATTCCGAATTTCACGATACTGTTTCCTTGTTCAATACATTCATCTAAATCGTGTAAAAATTCAGATAAATTGAACGAAGGATCAGTATCAATAAACTTAGAAACATGTTGGAGTTTTTGAGATTTATTATACCATTCTTCATATCGACGAGTATCATGAAAAATGTTATTAACTTCTCCAGTTTTATAAATTTGGTAACCTTTTTCACATAAAAAGGTTGCTGTATCAAATAAAGTAGCAACAAAATCAGTTCTACTAGAGAATTGTCTTTTGAGAGCTTCTTTTTCCAATACAGTGTATCCAAATGATGTAAAGGACATACTTTTATCTCCAAAAATAGAAAAAGAAATGACATACATAAATAATTTATAAAATTTTTTATATAGATCAGATTTTCTCATAGATTCAAAGTCCTTTACTTTATCTCGTAAATCAGCGAAGACATTACTAGATTGTAATCGTAATTCATCACCTTCAAAGAGATAATTAATATAACTCATACATTGATCAACAACAGTGTCGACATCAATTAATGGTCCGCTTCTTCGCGATTTCGCAAAGTTGACAAATGCTAACGCATAATCAACTTTGTCTTTAGCACGAATGAGTCCAAGGGCCAAACAAGCAGCAGCTTCCACGAAGTCCATAGCATCACCGGAAACTACTGGTTTGGTCCAAGGTCCATCACCAGCATTGTTCGAAGAATATTCAACTCCAAGTTGAATATTACATCGATAGTTTGAAATCACCTTAGGAGGCAATTTATGTGGGGGTATATATTCTAAAGTATTATCAACGAAAACTTTATTAGAATAGTAGTAAATCCCGTATTTGTCTTTGCAATTTGGAAGTTTATCAACTTTACCGTAAAGTTTTAATTCTTGGTAATGGAGATCTTCTTCCACATCACAATAGACGTGATTAGAATATTTCTTCTTCATTCTTTGATACATTTGAGACATAAGAGATTTAGGTGCATTTCTGCGATTAATTTTCTTTTCTCTATTGTATTTTTTAGTAAATTTTGGAGAATTATTCTCAATGTCCAATTTATCAAAATAATTGAATAAATTTTCACAAGCATTACCTTGTGATTCGTTTCTACGAGCGTTATCTCGTAGTCCATTTAAATTCGTATTTCGTTGTATTGTGACCATAGTATTTAAGATTTGATTATTTAAGCACGCGCTTTCACGTAAGTCATCAGTTTAGTCGGAACAATGACACCGCCGGATTCATTATATGAAATCCGGTACAATTGTAGAACATTCAAGAGCTCTACAGCTCGGTCTTACAAAAATAAAGTATTCTATTAATTGCGAGTTAATAGTTAGTCCCTGAGGCGCAAGTGGGATTAATAGTTTTATTTAAGAACAAATAATTTTTTATGT